TTTACTCATTTTTAAGTTGATTGATTATTTCTTGTAATTCTTTTTTGATTGCTTCACACTCATCGCGTAATGCGATAAGCTCCTGAAGTAATTCGCTCTCATTTACATCGGTCAGGTTGTAAACGATAGGCACGTTGTAAGTTGCATTTGATTCCATGTAACAAATTTAGATACAAAATTGTTACAATAGGATGCCTTCTTCCAAACATTTCGCCCGGAGTAAGTCGCGCAACCTTTCAACCATGTCGTAAACTTCAGGCAACAACCCATCTTGGTATTTGATTATAGCCCTCATTTCTTGATCCATTTCGAGCAGGATGCTTTGCGCTTTCGTTCCTTTAACGGCAGCGTCAAATTCGAACTGCTCATCTGGTAGGTTGTATGTTAGTGTTGCTTTCATTTGTAGGTTTGATTATAGTATTCCGCTGATGTTCTATCATACCATTTATCAATGGTGCTTTGTTGGTCAGTTCTTCCCTCTCGATAGGCTTCGAGTATTTGATCGCGATACAGTTCTTTGGCTTGTTCAAATACTTCATTCCATTCTTTCATCGTCTTACTTTGCACTTGTGCGTCATTGTTTATTTCATCAATCAGAAATTGTACTGCCGTTTTCATTTGTCACCTCCGTATGTTTCGTTGTAGTATTGTTCAACTATATCATCAAGGTCGGTTTCTAAACGCATAGGAGTTTCCGAAGCAATCTTATTCATCCATTGTAATAGTCCAATCATATTTTCCTTCTCCATTTCTTTGGCTTCGGATAAACACCTTCTAAAATGCTCTCTTTCTTTTGGGTCAGAAAATGGAAGAAAAGGTAATAGGTGTGCAAATAACCACTCCACTGCTGTCTGTTTTTTCATTTGTACAAAGTTTAGTTAATTTATTAAGTTGTCATATAATTCACAAATCTCCGAATAATTGTGCCGTAAAAGACAAGTTATCGCTTTACTTGTTACCAATTTAGTTGGGATTTTGTCAAGTTATGTGTTTACCTTTTTAACCATTTGGTCAAGTTATCGGTTGACTTTCTCTTATTAATGAGTTATACGCAATTCGGCTGGACGATGCAGCGACATAGCTTCTCCCACTTAGCTTTACTTCTGATACTGCGGCAAAAACCGCAGCAAAAAGTACCGGAGTCACGTATAAATTAAAGTTATTTTTTGCACTCAGTACCGTTTCTTGGTACTGTCCGCAAAATTTCGCATGATGTTTCATACATTAAACGCTTTAATCGTGGTTAGTGAATGAGTTATCATTCATAAGTTCAATGGTCTTAAATAATTGGTAAACCACTTGCGGAACGACTGCATTGCCGTATGCTTTTATTGATTCATTTCGCCACTTTGAAAAGGTAATTCCGCCCAGTCCGGTGGGAAACCCATCATCTCCGCTACAAATCGGGGATTGAGTTGGGAAGTTTTCCCAGTTTGGAATGTTGCTTTGTGCATTGTTGAGACCAAATCGCTTCCGTCCCAATTCGGTTGATTCCCTCTTGCATTGAAGTCGCTTCTGGTCGGTGTTGGCAGCATTCCATTTACTACCCAGCTCGCAATCTGTTCCTCCAAATTGCTCTTGTTGCGATTCGCCAAATTCTCGCTGTTCAAATCGCAGCCGTTGACTTGATTTGCTCTCGGAGTCGGCAGCATCCCCATCGCCATTGCCCGGCAAAGTGTCACGCTGTGCATCGAACCCTCTTTCACTTGCGTTGATTTCATCGTTGCCGTTGCATTGGTTGAGTCCATTGCCGTTGGCGTGGGCAACAAACCAAACTCGGTCTCTTCGGTGCGGAGCGTTGACGGATGCAGCTGGAAGTACATACGGTTGTACTTCGTACCCTTCAGCTTCCAAATCAGCTTGCACCTCTTCGAATACCAACCCTCCATTCCAATTAACAATTCCGAGAACATTTTCGCCCACGACCCATGTCGGTTGAATCTCCCGAATCGCTCTAAGCATTTGCGGCCAGAGGTGTCTGTCATCTTCTTTTCCAAGTCGCTTTCCTGCCATTGAGTAGGGTTGACATGGAAACCCTCCTGTGAGAACATCAATTTTGTTTGCATATTTAGTAAAGTCACTTTTGGTTATGTCAGTAAATAATTCGGCTTGCGGCCAGTAGTGTTTTAGAACTCGTTGCCCAAACTCATTCCATTCGCAATGAAATTTATTTTCCCAACCCATCCATTCGGCAGCAAGGTCAAAGCCACCAATACCACTAAACAAACTTCCGTGTGTCATGGTTTTGTTGTCATTACTTTCTTCAAATAAATCGCAAGGTCGAGAGCTTCCTCGTATGCGTGTTGCAGCCATTGCGCTTGCGTTAAATCGGTTCGGTCAACGGTTGTGCCGTACTTCATTAGTCCACGTTCTTCGCGTACTCTCATGTCTGCGATTACTTGCTGAAGGATTGTGCTGGGTTGTTTCATATCTCGCCCTGATTTGACATTTCTTCCTGAAATCTTACCGCCCTATACATTTCAAAATCCATTTGCTTGCCGTTATACGTTGCGAATTGTTTCATGCCACGCAGCTTATCGTATTCACTGATAACTTGATTTTCAAACGGTGTGCGCTTGCTTACGTATGGCTCAGGATCATTGCGCTTTGCCTTTGTCGAGAGTTCATCCATGATTTTTTTGATAGCCGTATTGAAGTTGTCAAGGCTCATGATGTCTTTGTTTTGTTCGCTATTCTTCTGCATTTGTTCGTGTACAATTTTTTCCGTTCGTTCTATGTCGTAGGTTCGAAGCCAGTCCATAATTACCGCACCATCGAGCCTATTGTAAATCTTACCGTACTTTCCTGACATCGCTGCCCTGAAGCATTGGGAAAAATCCTCAGCACTAAAGTAATAAAAATTTTCTTTAATGATGTCGATTGTCATTTCAATCTGCGGCAAGGTCATTTGCCTTTCAAGGTTGAAATAAATCTGCAACTGGTCTATTGAACTTGCGAGTAATTTATTCACCACTTCGTTACCTTCAATGCGTTGTAGTCGCTTTATTGAGGTTTGGGAACAGGTTGAGGTAGTGAGGGTTATCGCTGTGCTTTGCGATGTGGTCTGCAATTCGTTGTTCATTGTTATTTTGTTTTATAGGTTTTGCGTTAATCATCCAGTTGCTTGCGCTGGTCTTCCAATTCTTCATCGGGTTTTTACCAACACGCCAACCGTTGCTCTCGTAGTAATTAAAAAACTTCTCTGCCTCTGTTCGAATCATGCCTTCAGTCCAGTGATTGCCTACTGCATGACTCCGTTCAATCATGTAATCATAAATTTCTTTTGGTTGTGGTTTCACAAATTTATTTGCATTTACATTCTCATTTACATTTAGATTAAGATTTACATTATCATTTACATTATCATTATCATTTACATTAGCTTCGGTTTCGCTTCGGTTTCGCTTATTGTTCGCTTCCGTTTCGCTTCTGTTTCGCTTCTGTTTTGGTGCAGTTCCGCTTGCGTATCGCTTCAAGTTCGCATCTAATTGCGGCTTTACCAACGTGAATACAGTCTTCGCCAGTCCTGTGAGTTCGGTTTCTTTGAAGTTCAGAGCATACTCAAATATTGCTGAGTAGACTTGTGCTTGAAGTTCGGGCGAAAGTTCTTTAATGGCTTCGTAAAAGCTCCGATAAAAGATTGTTGAATCTCTCATATAAATACCCACCACTACACACAAAGGCTACCCGGCGCACGGATGTGCTATGGCAATGTGGCAGTGATGGGATTTTGTTTTCATTAGTGTACCGAGTAGCGTGGCAAATATACAAATGTCAAGTTTTCTACATCATTTACTTATTAACATCCAGCAACATAAAGCAACTGAAACTGCACCAAGTATAAACGCAATAACAAGATCATTAGACGCATGATCAATAATCCGTTCACTTTTTTCTAATGGTTTCAAGTTTGGTTTTATGTCGGTAACTGTATGAGTAAAATCAATTTTATGCTGAGCGATGCGTTTAGCAGGTCTTTTTTTGATTCGTTGAGGAGCTGATTTTGAAACAATGTAATTATACATACGATTTGCCATTAACATTGATGGCACTCCTTTAGCAATATAACGATATGTATTTATTGAAACTTTTTCGATAAAATTAAATTCACAAGCTACTGGGAAAAATGATGTGTGTAACTTATATTCTTTCATGACATATTCTATATCGAATGTTTTATTTATGTACATATAATAAAAAACTTGAAAATATCTTTCAACAACACGTTTTTTAGCTGGCTTATGTTCGCTATACACATCTTGCATTAAATTCATATTGTCTAATAATTCTGCAGCGGCATTCTTGTCTATTTTCAATAATCGCCATTTATACGTGTGAGCACTTATTTTTTCAATCCATTTAAGATTTGCCATTACCGTAAATGCTCGATGCGAAACTGAGTATTTTTTTTCCATTGCCTGCCTATTAAACACACCGAGTAATGCAACTTCTTCTATCATGGTCGCGTATTTACGCTCAGTCTCTAATCTATTGCCTTTTGTGTTCATTGTTATTTGTTTTTATTGTTAAACATCCATTCATTTAGTATTTGATCGCGGTAATGCTTTGCTTTTTCCATTACATCAATAGCAAGTTGCATATCTTCAGGAACTGCGTAACA